ATTTCAGGGCAAATCAATCAAAATGATTTAAAGCGTGGCGCAAGATTAATCCCATTTTCAGGCTCACTTTATACAAGAAGAGTTTTAAATAAATGGATTGAATCTTTAAATTTACCAGAAACCAGGGCTGAGGCCGCAAGAATACAAGGTGCTTAAATGTCAACTCAAGTACAAATAAATGATGTACCACCAAAAACCCAGATAACCGCTACGGCCGGGCAAACAGTTTTCACAACTAACTGGACTGCTAATGCAGCCTCGGATGTCGTTGTCTATGCGAGAACTTCAGCACAAGAACCGGATGACTTAACCCAGTTGGTAAGCAATACAAATTATACTGTTGCGTTTGTTGGTGGCTCTGAGATTGTAGAAGTAACTTTCTTAGTTGGTCGAGCTGCTGGAGACGTGGTAACAATCACACGTGATACGCCTGCTGACCGTCTGAACTTATACACCAATACCAACTTCACGCCAAGCATGTTAAATCAAGACGTTGGGATATTAACCTTGGTTGACCAACAAGCCCAGTTATACAACACGCAAGTTGCACCGCATTACAACGTATCTGCAACCCCAGATTTAGGCGACCCAATGACTGGTTTGGGTGGTGATATCTATTTGCCTGTTTTAGAGGCTAATCAAATCTGGGTGAAAAATACAGCAAACACAGCTATTGAAGCTATAGCCTATCCAAGTTCTGGTATTGGAATTGGCTGGAATGAGGTCACTACAACTACTCAATCATTAGCGCAGAACCAAGGGTATGTCACTAACAATTCATCACAAGTTGTCCTTTCTTTACCAACATTAGCCTCTTTTGGAACAATAATCAGTATTGTTGGTAAGGGTTCTGGTGGTTGGAAAGTAATACAAAATGCTGGGCAAAACATCCAGTTAGGCTCTGTTAGTTCTGCTGTTGGAGTTGCTGGTTATATCGAATCTACAAACCAATTTGATAGCATATCATTACTATGCACTACAGCTAACACAACTTGGACTGTTATAAGTGGCCCACAGGGAAATATTACAGTGGCATAATAATTAAAAACCAGATAATCTAAATTTAATAAAGGGGATAATATGACAGTCGCATTAAAATTTGGAAAGGATGCTAATTCCTTTAATACATTTGCACCAAGACCCTCTGATATCAAGTACAATGCTTTATTAGCCCTGGGAGCTGCAACAAGTATTACTTTGCCGGGAACAGATGAAATCTATTGTGTTTCATTTCGATATCAGCCAGGAAGCTCAGTATATGTTGATGTCACTGGCGCAACAGCCGTTAGTCCAACGAGTGGCACACTAGCATCTGCAACATGCGAGCTAAATCCTGCTTCTTTAACTTTGGCAGCCGGGACAGATATATCAATGATTACAGATTATGATACTGCTTATGTATCTATCGTTGTGTGGAGAATCGCATAATGGACACGTTTTCACCCCTAGGTTTTGATACAAACTATTCATTTGGCGACCAAAGTGTATTCACTGTTGTAGATAAGCAATGGCAAGTATTCTATGGCCCAGCTTTAGAAATGATTACAGAGTGGGGTGATTTAATGGATACAGAAGATGGTATTTACGAAATGATAGCGGAGTAAAAAATGCCAAAAATTAAATGGAGTAGTTTTACAAATGCAGGGGCAGTAACTACAGGCGATGAAACCGTAGGTCTTAGAGCCGGAACAAACGTTAGATTCGACGCTACAAATTTTGAAATAATTAATGTTGATGACGTCACAATTGATGGCGATACAATTAGTACAAATACTGTAAATGGTAATTTATATTTAGAGCCAAATGGAACGGGACATGTTGATGTTGGCGACCCGGGACTTGAAGTGGGTAACATTTTAATTGACGGCGTGGCATTTAATTCTAGATTTAGGGTTAATGATATTGGCAATACTGCGCCTGCAATGGTTACAATCCATAAGCATTCAACCACACAAGAGCCATTACAAATATCAGCCAGAAGCAATTCTGATACCACAGCTCATGCTACAGTAACGGCGAATATGCCATTGTATAGTATGTATGCTACGGGATGGCTAAATAGTTACTATGGAATATTCGGTCAAATACGCTTTAGTGCTGATAGTACTGGAACTTTGGCTGATGGCTCAGCTCCCGGAAAATTGGAGTTAATGGTTACACCTAATGGGGCGGTACTGCCCGTCACGGCATTAAGCATTAATAATGCTGGTGTTACAACTCTTGCTAATGCTTTGCCTGTTGGCTCAGGTGGCTCTGGCAGAAGTACAGCTACGGCTTATGGGGTTATTTGTGGTGGAACAACATCAACGGCAGCACATCAATCAGTTGCAAGCGTTGGGACGGCCGGGCAGGTTTTAACAAGTAACGGGGCTGGAGCATTACCTACTTTTCAAAACCCAACTGGCTATGTTTGGACAGAAGTTACTGGAACAACACAATCAATGGCGGTTGATTCTGGCTATATCGCAAACAATGCAGCTAGAGTCACAATGACTTTGCCGTCTGTTTGTAGCGTAGGAGATACAATATCTGTAGCTGGTAAGGGCACAGGTGGCTGGAAAATAGCGCAAAATGCAGGACAGGTTATTAGAGCCGGTTCTAGCAGTACAACAGTGGGGGTAGCCGGATACTTAGAAAGCACCAATCAATATGATAGCATTGAATTATTATGTATCACTGCTAACACTGACTGGGTTGTGTTAACTGGTCCTCAGGGCAATATAACTGTAGCTTAAGGAATAAATATGGCAACTAATAATAGTGTAAACTCACCATTATCAGGAACTACTGGTAGTGGTAATTTTGTGGGGTCAGCAAGCCCTGCTTTAACTAATCCGGATATAAATGCAATTTATAATACTAATCTGACCTTGGCCTTTGGCAATGCTGCATCAGCAGTAAATTATCTACAAATTACAAACGCCGCCACAGGAAATCCTGTTTCTCTTACAGCGCAAGGAACTGATACTAATATTCCATTGTATTTAGCAGGGAAGGGCGCAACACAAATAAGGTTTGGCAATGATTTGTTGATGTATAATCCAGCCGGTGGTAATAATTACACAGTTTTTAATACAATTGCTTCAGGCGCACAAACTGTAACAGTTCCTAGTTTATCAGGGACAATGGCTTTATCTGGAGCATCACAAGATGTTAGCTTCAATTCCGTGTCATGGTCAGATACCACAAAAGGCATTGTCGGAACAACTACGAATAATAATGCTGGGGCTGGGTATGTTGGTGAATATTTGAGCGCAACAAATAGTACTGGAACAACAGTTAACAACGCTACAGCAACGAATATTACTACTATTTCACTTACTGCTGGTGATTGGGATGTTTACTATTTGCTTAATTGCGCCCCAGCTAATACAAATGTATTTAACTTGCTTTATACGGGCATTTCTCCGATTTCAGTTTCCATAGACCTTTTATCTGGAGCTGCAACTTGGTTCGGGTCTTTTACAGGTGATGGAAGCTCTGCTCTTGTGCTAAATGGATCAAGAAGAGTAAGCATTTCTACTACAACCACATACTATTTAATTAGCTACCATTCTTCATCTGCTGGAACATTAACAACAACTGATAAAGGCACTATATGGGCAAGGAGAGTTAGATAATGAATATCGTAGATTTATGTAAAATTAAATACCCTGGAATGGTTGAGTCATGGAATATTATGTTCGGGCAAGATTCGCAAAACAGCCCTATTCGAATAATAAAATGGGATGTTCCTAACACACCAGAACCTACCACTGAAGAACTTGAGGCTGAAATTCCACAATATCAACGACAGTTTGATGTAGAAACTTTTAAGTCTGATATCGATAGGAAAGTTGGTATATTGCTCGATAGTACAGCTCAATCTCATGGCTACAGTAACTCACAAAGCATTGCTAGTTATGTTAGTAGCTCTAACGTGCAATGGAAAGCCGAAGCAGATGCCTTTGTGGCATGGCGTGACCAAGTTTGGGAGCATGTATATATTGAATACATGGCAATTGATGCTGGCGGGGATATTCCTGATGAAGACGCTTTTATGGCGACTTTGCCTCAAATAGTGTGGCCTGGAGCTTAAAATGAAAAAATCTACTGATAAAAAATTGATTTCTAAAGACATTAATAAAAAATGGATTTCTAAAGCTATTAAACGCCCCGGAGCACTTAGTAAAAAACTAGGTGTTCCAGAAGAAAAAAATATACCAATGACAAAACTTAAAAAAGCTGCTAAATCTAGTAATAAAACGACAGCTCGTCAAGCAAGGTTGGCTATGACGTTGAAGAAAATTTCAGCAAAACGTAAAGGAAAATGACATGAAAATTGCATCTGGTCGTAAATCAAAAAATGCTGTACCTAAATTAGTTAAAGGCAAAAAAGCTTCAACAGGCAAAGGTTTTTCACAAAACATTAAACGTGAAGCCATGATGGGGCGAGGTAAAAAACAAGCCGTTGCAGTTGCTTATGCAGAAGCTGATAAAGGAATGAAAAAGAAAAGAGGTAAAAAATAATGCCACTTAAAAAAGGCTCAAGCCAAAAAACAATTAGCAGCAATATTCGCAAGATGATGAAAGAGGGATACCCTCAGAAGCAAGCCATTGCAGCTAGTTTGTCATCAGCAGGAAAATCAAATGCCAAGAAAAAACGTAAGTCTAAGAAAAAGTGATAAAAGCCCAAGTGGTGGACTCAGTGCAGCCGGAAGAGCGAGAATTAATCGCTTGACCGGCTCAAAACTTAAAGCACCAGTTTCACGTGAGCAAGCTAAAAAATCTCCCAAAGCTGCCGCACGTAGAAAAAGTTTTTGTGCACGCTCTGCTGGGCAAAAAGAAATGCATAACATTGATTGCAAGAAAACACCAAATAAGAGAATATGTTTGGCAAGAAAAAAATGGGATTGCTAAATGAAAAAAGCGATATGGGATAAGCCAAGACCAAAAGGTTTAGGCAAGCCAAAGAAACTAACGCCTAAACAAAAAACGAAGGCTAAAGCCATGGCTAAAAAGGCAGGCCGAAGATATCCAAACCTCGTGGATAACATGAGGGCATCAAAAAAATAATTATCCCCATTTGGGGATTTTTTTTACCTGTATGAAAATTTCAAGGAGAAATATTTCATGATTTGTCACGCCTTAAATAAATTAATATCAAAAAATAAAGCATATTGTTTAATGGGATTACTATTAGCGCATGCTTGCTGGGTGACAATAGCTACAGATATAAAAATAATAGGCAAAGGATATAGACGTAACTTGTTTTCTTTGCAAAGATAGAAGAGTGTTACCGGAGAACTAGAATGAAAATGAAGAAGAAAGGCAAAGGTGGCCGTGGCAAAGGCTGCAAGTAAATACACTCTAGTATTTATTAACCGATTAGGCGTTGCTTTTTCGGCTAAAATGCCTGCCCCTGGTTTTTCAGCTCCTTGTTTTACTGGGGGTATTTTTTGAAACGTTCCTTCATTCTTGCTGGACTTATCATTTGCGCTAGTTTTCTTAGCACATGTTCTCCAAACGAAAACGTCAACTTTGTAGGAGTTGTAAGGGTTACACCTATAAACGATGGCGTTTTTCAATTAAACCAAAATTTAATAGCTGATATTGACGATAAGCCTGTTATTATTCCAAAGGGTTTCATTACGGATTTTGCATCAATACCAAAGTTGTTTTGGTCTGTTGAATCGCCTTTTGATATGAAAACAATAGCGCCTTCAATATTGCACGATTATCTTTATACCTGCCCAAACAATTTAAGCAGACAGAAAATTGATAGCATATTTTACTCGTCTCTAATTGACAATTTAGTGAATCCTGTTAAATCTTACCTGTATTGGCTGGCAGTTCGTATTGCCGGGAGTAGTCATTTTAACAAGGATAATCATTGTGCAATTGCGAGCAAAGAGTACAACCAAAAAGTTTCACCTTAAGCCAGAAGACAAAACGCAGATGGCAATACTGGATTATTGCAGGTTACGTTATCCAGAACTAGCTGAGTGTGTAATAAAAATACATAATGAGGGGCAGCGGTCACGCTCAACTAATAAGATTTTACCAAGACTTGGATTGCGTCCGGGTGCCAGTGACTTATTTTTTGCGTACCCAACGTCTAAGCACCCTGGATTATTTATCGAGGTGAAAAAAGATGGTTGGAAACCAACCGCAGCACAGAAAGAACATTTAGCTAGACAACAAGCCTTTATCAACCAAATGAAATCAAAAGGTTACATGGCGGAGTGGGCAATTGGAACTGATTTAGGGATTGCAATCATCGATGCCTATATGAGGACTGTTTAATGTATATTAGGTTGCCCTCAATTAATCCATTTCCACATCAAGAGCGAATGTTTAAAGCCGTAAACGAAGGCAAGCATATTTTAGCGGTTATTCATCGCAGGGCAGGAAAAGATATTGCTTGTCTTCAAATGTGGCTACTAAGAGCTTTACAAAGGGTTGGAACGCATGTTTATTTATTCCCTCTCCTACAACAAGCCAGAAGTGTTATTTGGTCTGGTATGGATTTTGACGGCAAGCCATTTTTAAGCAATATCCCCGAATGTTTAATTGAATATAAAAATGATGCAAGGATGGAAATCAGATTAATTAACGGTAGTCGTTTAGTGTTAGCTGGCAGCAACAATCTTACTGGCTTAATTGGAACCAACCCAGTTACAATTATCTACTCTGAGTTTGCATTGCATAATCCAAATGCTAGGCAATACCTTAATCCAATTATTGTGCAGAATAAAGGTATCGAGATTATTCAGAGCACACCTAGAGGCAAGAATCATTTATGGGAATTGTTTGAGACCGTGAAGGACAATCCCAAATACCATATTGAGCACCTTGGAATTGACAAAACTACTAAAGCTGACGGTAGTCCAATTATTACCCTGGAAGACATAGAGGATATTAAAAAGCGTGGCATGTCGGATGAGATGATTGCGCAAGAGTTCTATTGTGATTTTACAACTGGTAACCAAGGTGCTTACTTTACACGTGAAATGCACGATATGGATATTGAAGGTCGGATTTTGCCATTGCGTGCAAATCCAAACTTGCCATTGCACAGCGTATGGGACTTAGGGGGCACAGATGCGACCGCAGGATGGTTATTCCAAGTTGAAGGTAATTACATTAATTTACTCGCTCTCTTACATGATACTGGCTACGGCCTTAAGCATTTTCTTGACTGGGCAAATAAGCTTAAAGAGCAATGGGGCTGCCAATGGGGGAATCACTTTGGACCGCATGACATTAGCCAAAAACACCAAGGCTGGGAACAGGCAGAGTCTAGGCTTATGCAAGCAAGACGTGCAGGATGGAACTTTCAAATCACCCCAAAGCTTAGCCTAGAAGATGGGATTGAGGCCTTGCGTTATATGCTGCCTAGAGTTAGGATAAACACAACTGAATGCAACTTAGGCATTAGAGCATTACGTGAGTACCAGAGAGAGTATGACGAGGCTAACGCCTGCTTTGCAACAAAGCCATTGCATAACTGGGCATCGCATATAGTAGATAGCTTGCGATACCTCTCCATCAATTATCGTCGCCTGTATGATATCCCACAGGGGCAGATGAAGTATAGTGTCGAGTGGTAGAGGCTACAGTATAAGCTAGGGGGCTACCTTGATGGTGGCGAGTGGTAGGGAAATG